AGGTAGAAAAAACAGGTAAACAATACCGAAAACAAGTAATAATAAATTATGGCAGTACAAAAACACAACAACTAAATCATGGCAGAAATATTAAACAAACAAGTAGGAATTGATATAGATGGCGATAAAAAGCCAGATATAAAACTCGACATTAAGAGTATAGCTATCGTTGTAGGTTTTATTATTAGTGGTTCTATGGGGTATCAAAGCCTAAAACAAGAAATAGAGCTTGCTAAGGAATTACCTGTATACGAGATGAAACAAACCTCTGACGGCTTATTACTTAAGCAAAAGGTTGAATATCTTGAAAAAGAAATAGAAAACCTAGAGGACAAGGTTAAAGATATTGAAAACAAAGTATATAAAAGATAATTAAATGATTAGCAAACACGTTAGCATGCGTGAAGGTACGTATAGCATTACAGCATTAAGATTAGGTTTAGAAAACAAACCAACTGAAGAACATCTTGACAACATGAAGTTGTTAGCTGAAAAAGTGTTTGAGCCACTTAGAGAGTGGGTAGGTGGTCCTATCAAGATAAATTCATTTTATCGTGGACCAGAGTTAAACAAAGCTATCGGCGGAAGTAACAAGTCACAACATTGTCACGGGCAAGCTGTTGACATAGATGATACTTATGGTCATAAAACTAACGCCGAGATGTTTAACTATATAAGAAAAAATTTACAGTTTGATCAAATGATCTGGGAGTTTGGCGATAGCAAAAACCCAAACTGGGTACACGTAAGCTATGTTAGCCCTGATAAAAATAGAAACAGATGCTTAGTAGCATATAAGCACGATGGTAGAACTCAGTACGCAAACTACGCAGGTTGATAAACTGGAAAGACTTAAAGCCTGATGATAAAGTGATTGGAATAATATTCTTTCTACAGGTCACTTGGCTTATTATGATTTTAGTATTACATTACATTTTTAACCTTTGGACATGACAGATAAACAAAGAGACCTTGGTAGACTTATTACGTTAGCAATACTTATTAGTATATTACTTATAGGCGTGTTATCAAGTTGTACACCTATGTTATATAATAACAACAGAGTTATGGTTACACATGTACTAGCGTTAACTGAAATGGGTGATACTGTTAAAATTAGAATAGATCAAATACAACCAACTAAAATATACAATGTAGTAGGTTATGATTTTGTAAGATGGCAAGATAATAGATTTTATGTTCCACATTACGATCGTCAATACGATCATAGATATTATGATAGCAGGTGGAGATACCATGGTAACCCTAAGGGAACATACGGTTACATTACGCCAAACCCTAATATAAACAATAACCCGCCTATATCTGTAGGTAGTCAAACAACAGGTGGTGGTGATGCACCAATAGCTAGCAACCCTGTTACATCTGGCGGTGGTAGTTCAAGAGGTAAAAACAATTAACATGCCAAGAATAAGAAAAACAACAAAAGGTAAAGGAAGAAATTTTAGAACTGTAAAAGAAGGAGCAGGCATGACTGCTAAGGGTGTTAGAGAATATAGAAAGAAAAACCCTGGTAGTAAATTAAAGACAGCCGTAACGGGTAAAGTAAAACCCGGCAGCAAAGCAGCTAAGCGTAGAAAGTCATTTTGCGCTAGATCAAAAGGATGGAAAAGTAAAAGAGGTCTTGCTGCAAGACGTAGGTGGAAATGTTAAGATATGAAATCAAGAGGACTAGGAGATAGTATACATAAGTTCACAACCAAGACTGGTATTAAGTCTGTAGTAGACAGAGTATCAAATGGTTTAAATATACCTTGCGGATGCGAAGGTAGACGTGAAGCTTTGAATATGTTGTTTCCTTATAAAAACAAGTAATTATGGGTAAAATTAGTCCGGCGTGTAAAGCCGCAGCGAAACGTAAATTTAAAGTATGGCCTAGTGCGTATGCTTCAGGGTGGGGTGTAAGATGTACTAAGGCTGGTGGTCCAGGTAACTACGGTGGTAGTGGCAAAAAAAAGAAGAAGTGATAAAAGCTAACTACAAGAAAAAACCTAAGTGCTGGAAAGGCTATAAACAAGTAGGCTTCAAAAAGAAGGGCGGCAGGCGTGTACCTAATTGTGTAAAGAGATGAAAGGTTTATTTAAAGATTTTGATGTTGATAGGTTTAAACGTAAAAAACCACCTGGTAATAAATCACTTGGAACTTATAACGAGGTAAAAGAGATAGCTAAAATACCAATGAATAAAAAATTCGTTGACGATAAAGATGATATAGAAGGTACATTTAATAGTGTTGCTAAAAAAAATAATGTATCACATGACAAAAAGCTAGTTAAAGAGTTAATAGAACAAAGCTCAAAGCCTATAATGGAACTTAAGATGTTTTATAAAAGACCAAGGCCAAAAAGAATAGCAGAAGAAATAGACATTGATTTAAAACCATACGAGCTTAACAGTATGAAGACGCCTTCATATCCATCAGGTCACTCAGCACAAGGCGTTATGATAGGTAAACTATTAGCTGATAAGCATCCTAATGCAGCAAAAGATTTTATACAAGCAGGTAAAGATATTTCATATAGCCGAAACGTAGCTAAAGCACATTACAAGTCTGACTCTACGTTTGGTGAAGAAATAGGCAACGCAATGTATACTCATGTTAAAAATAAACTAAACAATAAACAAGATGGCAGAAGTTAGAATTAATGTACCAAAGAGAAAAAAACCGCCTAGAGGAGCTTGTAGAAGAGGTAGAGGTAAATTTAAAAAAGCTATAAAAGGTGTTGGAGCAGCGCTTTTAGCAGCTGGAACAGCAATAGCATTATCTAAAGCTGGTAAAAATAAAAAACCTAATATGATGGGCGATATGATAGGTAACGCACCTATGACAATGTGTCCAGGTGATAAACCTATGATGCTAAAGAAAAAGAGAAGAGACAACTACAGTGGCTAAAGCTTATAGAGGTGTACTAAAAGCGCGTATAAATAAACTATACGGTGGTGATGTTACATGCTCTAAGGTAAAGAAATTAAAGAGAAGGCAAGACGCAACTAAAAGAGATGTGCAGCTTGCTAACTGGTTTATTAACATGCAAAATTGTGGTCATGCCAAAAAGTAAAGATCCGGTAAAAGGTACAGGCAAAAAGCCTAAAGGTTCTGGTCGTAGATTATACACAGACGAAAATCCTAAAGATACAGTTAAGATTAAATATGCTACTGAAGCAGATGCTAGAGCTACGTGTAGTAAGGTTATGAATGTCAACAAGCCTTTTGCTCGTAAGATACAGATACTAACTGTTATGGAACAAAGATCTAGGTTTGGTAAAAAACCAAGGCAAGCAGCAATAGCTAAATCATGTAAAAACAAAGTAAGAAGAAAGCATGGCAAAAAGTAAAATCAAAGGCGGTGGAACAAGAAAAGTTTGTTTACCATACGCAAAATATAAGAGTATGAGTAAAGCAGAAAGGCAAAAAGTAATTAATGCCAAGAGATCTGCAGCAGCTCAAGGTAAATATAAAAGATCTAGTAAGTCAAATGTAAAAGGAGCTAGAAAAAAAGGCGCTACATTACGTGACTGGTTCCAAAAAGAAAACTGGGTTAACATAGCCAATGGCAAGCCTTGCGGCGCAAAATGAAATTTAACTTTTTTGATTTAAACGAAAATGGTAAATATGATTGGTGGGAATATATACTACCGATTATTATAGTATTAATTATAGAAGTTATAGCTGAGGTTATAGCTAGATTTTTGATACCGCTGTCTTCTTAGCAATACTTCTTATTATCTTTTGGCCCTTCATCCAGCCAGTATATTTAACTTTATTTCTTTTCATGTCGCTTAATACATGCCACTTAAGCAAACCATCACGCTCTAGTTTACTAACATATTGATTTTCTAATACACGATCATGTGCCGAGTGTTTCGTAGTATATAAAGGTAAATGCCAACTATGAGGATCACACTCACCATTACCATCCTTTACGTTCTTAGCCATGTATGTATCTTTCTTTACACTCTTGTGAAAGAAATCAAAGCCAATAATACTCAAGTTCTTTTGAGTTTTAATTTCCCTAATAAAATATAGTATTGTTAGAAACCCAGCTGAAGGCCTGAGTTTTAAGCTGTATAATGAATTACCAAAACCGTTCCATAACGATTCTAGTTCTGCGTCTGTCCACATCTGAGTATAAGGCATACCCTTTGGTAAGTGATCTTCTAGTATCCAGTCTTTGAGTAAAAAATTACCACGACATCTATTAAGTAATATTTCAACGTCTTTAAATTTACCCTTTGTAAATTCTTGATTACGCCTTATCCAAACAGGCGCTCTAAACTGACCAGTAACCCATATGTTTGTTTTACTACCTAGTTGCTTTGTTTTATCATCAGCTACTGTATCAACGGCTCTACCAAAGCGCACAACAATATCATGACTGTCTATAAACTTGCCATGATCATAGTGCATTAACTCTACAGAGTTACCAACAAGTATTACTGATTTGTTTTTTACAAGCTGTTGTATACGTTCCACCACTCTTCTGATAACTCTCCATCTTTGTATTTGTCAAACCAAGGACCGCCGTTAGTATAATGTATTGCTTTTATGTTATCATGTTTCTCATAATAACCTACTAAGTGATTATACTCAACTGGTATCTCAGCTATCTCACTCTCATCTATCCACTCAAACTGATGTAATTGTTGTGGTGTAGCATTGTCTAAATATTCTTTAGTTAATATATCTTTTAATTTTTCACAGTTAAAAACTATTAATGAACTCCAACATTTCTTTGGATACATCTTGTTTTTAACACCATCCATCTTTGTTCCTTTAACATTATCAAGATCATGTTTTACAACTGCAATTGTTTTGTCTCCTAAGTACTGTACAACCTCTTCAGGATCGCACTTCCATACAAAATCATTGTCACAGAACATAGCTATACCGTTCCAGTTGTTACATAAAGGCGTGTAAAATCTTGTGAAAGAAAATTCTGTTGATTCGTTAGGTACATCTTCTCTACCGTAAATACCACGTTTAATTAATTGTGCTTTTACTAGAGACATAACCTCATGATCACCGTTGTCTAATATAGACTTTCTAACTACTTTAGTAGCTTGTGGATGACGTGAATCACTTCCTATAAATATTCTCATGCTATAAATTTTAAAATTGTTTCAAAGTTATCTAATCGTACCATGTTTGGACCATCGCTTAAAGCTTTGTCTGGGTCTGGATGTACCTCAAAGAAGTAACCATCAACATCAACTGCTTGTGCTAGCTTAGCAATATATGGTGCATATTTTCTATCACCACCGCTTTTATTGCCAAGAGCACTAGGCTTTTGAGTTGAGTGTGTAACGTCCATAACTATAGGTACGTTAAATTTTTTCATATCTAGTATCTGCCTGAAATCTACGACTAAGTTACCTAAGCCAAACATAGTTCCACGTTCAGTTACCATTATATTATTATTACCTGTGTTTTGCACTTTTTTAATTGGATGCTCCATGTTGTCACCACTCATAAACTGTGCTTTCTTTATATTAACTGTTCTACCAGTTCTACCAGCGGCTAATAAAAGATCTGTTTGTCTACACAAAAAAGCAGGTATTTGTATAACATCAACAACATCTTTTACTTGTATAGCTTGCACTGGTTCGTGTATGTCTGTTGTTATCTTAACATCAAACGTTTCTTTTACTTTAGCTAATATCTCTAAGCCTTCTTGTAAGCCTGGTCCTCTATATGAGTCTACAGAAGTTCTGTTTGCCTTGTCAAATGAAGCTTTAAATATATAATCAAAACCATATTTAGCTGTAAGTTCTTTTACTTTCTCTGCTATCTTCATACATGTGTATTCACTTTCTATAACACATGGTCCTGATATTATAAATTTATCTATTAACATCTTCAATTGTATTTATTTCTCTACCATCATAGCTAACCTCACAAACCTTTATTTCGTATAAACCTAAATATCTGTTTTGTTCTAAGTTTTCTTGTGGATAAGCATTAGTCAATAAATCATAGCATGATAACGCATAAGGCTTATACATATATATGCCAATATGTCTATCACCATAACCTATATCAGATCTTGTAAACCACATTGCTTTGCCGTCCTGATGTATTACCTTAACACCATTTGGCTCGTAACCTTTTGTGTAACCAGTATATACAAAATAACTTTCTTTGCTTCTGTCTATAAACGGCTTTACAGTATCGTATGATATATCTATCATATCACCTTGTATGTTTATTACATTTTGATACTCATCTAAAAAATCACCTAACTGTCTTATTCTAGCTGTACCGTTCTCAGCTTCAGTAGTCATAACAACGTTTCGTTCTGGTATAATCTCTGCTATTTTAGGACTATCAGTTACAACAAACGTATCATAACCCATCATACGAACCTTATCAAATACTATACGTATTAGAGGTTCACCATCAAACTCTATAAGCATTTTGTGCTTTAGTCTAGTACTCTCTAGTCTAGCTGGTATTACAAACACTATATCTTTCATGCTCTCTTGCCTGATGTTCTTCTTTTTATATCATCATGGTTAAACTCAGCCCAGTATAACTCAAACGCTACACCGTCTTCTAGCCCTTCAAACTGATGATACTTACCAGGTTTAACCATAGTAAAGTCACCTGCTTCAAGTATTGTTTCGTCTAATAAGTCTTGATCGTCTTGCCAAACTCTTACTAGCATCTTACCAGATTCTACATAAAATCCGTTCCATTTAAATTCATGCTCATGCTCTGAACATTTAAATCCTTTATTAAATTGTATTCGGTGAAACTCAAAAACTCCATTAGCATGGATCTTTTCAGTCTTGCCCCATATTTTTCCTGCTTTCATTTAATTTTATTTGTTTTAGTTTCTGTACTTCAATATAAGGTTTAGTATTGCATATAGATATTTCACTTATCTCTATATCTTGTGGTGCATTTAACATCCACACTATATATTCAGCGGCATCATCATATGATACGCTAGGTAAATCAGACTCTAATAAACCAAAGTTAATATCCATTATCTTACATTGTTTGTTTGTTGTAAACTTTAATGTGTCAGACAAATGTGATAACGATGATTTAGAAGCTGAATACATATAGCCTTTTGATAAGTTTCTATATTTAGCTCTACTATTTATATTTATAATTATCTTTTCATTATCATCTTTCCAGATGTCATATACTGCTTGTAATAACTTTGTTTGAGCAAAGCCGTCATAAGCATTATTAATAAACACTCTCACATCATTTTTAATTAAGTACTGTATTATGTTTTGTATACCATCTTCAGTGCTTATGTCGTAAGCAGGTCTGTTCAAACCTACAGCGTTTATCTTTTCTTTTATTACATTACCTAATCCTCTAGTCGTTCCTGTTATCGCTACTTTCATAATGTTTATTTATAAGATCAAAGCTAGGCTTACCAAATAAATCACCTTTAACAGAGCATTTATTACATGGGCTCTGTGATCTATCACCATGCTTTAATCTTTGTCTTATCTCTTTCATATCATCAGCCATCCAAACTTGTTTTAGCGTTTGTTTAGCTATGTTACCTATCTTTCTTTCTTTACCCCAGTCGTTTGAACAGAACAACACATCACCGTTCCAGTCAACAAACATTTTATAAAATGGGTAATGACACGGTTTACCTTTTAACGCTTCAATATCGTGGTCTTCAAAACCTATCCAGTCTATGACACCACTTCTATTGTTAAGCTTTAAACCGTAGTCTTTTAAATTATAATGTGCACGTAAACTATATTTTGATTTAGATACACCAGCTTCATCCATAAGTTTTACAAATGTACCTGCTTGCTCTGGTCCATCATATAAGTTTATATAAAACATAGATAAGCCAGCGTTATAAATATCTAATATCAATTGTGGTTTACGCTTTAGCATATCACCATTTGTATTACACTCTAGTAGATTATCTTTTAAATGTTTTCTAAAAGTAAAAACTATATCAGCAAAGCTTTTATTTAACAAGCCTTCACTGTATCCACTAAAAGATATTCTACCTGTGTAATTAGCATCAGCTAAGTGTTTTGCTATTTTATCTGCTGTATCAACAGACATATTTAAATTTCTGTTAGGATACACACTTGAATCATGACGCGGACAGAATACACATTTTCTATTACACAACTCAGTTGTATTAAGTTCAATTGTAAGTATAGCATCTAACGGGTTAGCACTACCTTTTATTCTGTTTAAATGTACTTGTTCTTGTTTTTTTCTATATTCAAGAAAAGTATCTGCATCATGCGTTTGATGCTGTTTTCTTTCTTCGTGTTTCATATTACCACTTTCTAGTATCTCTCCACTTATATGGAAAGTCCTCGGTATTTAAATAACCATTAGCATCATACTTTTCTGGTTGCCATTTGTACCAAGGCTCTCGTTTAGAATTTTTAGATATTTTAAAATTCTTTAACGATTGTTTAGGTTTGTTTGCAAAATGTATACTACATAGTATTCTAGCACCAACAGGTATTACCTCATGATACTGAAACTGTGGTATGTATAGTAAATCGCCTGCTTCTAATATAAACTCTTCAAGTATTTCTTTTGGTTTATCAGGTGCAAACTCTTTAAATATTCTCCATTTAACTCTACCTTCAGTGTGAAACAAAAAGTTCTCTGTATTATCAGCATGAGCTGGAAAACTTTTAGATCCTTTACCAGGTGATGCGTATACATTAACTGTACCTTTTGCAAAATACTTTTCAAATGTTTTACAAACATTAGTAAGTATTTCTTTTCTATATTCAGCAAACGGTATAACAACTGATTTACCTGCTCTCCAAGCATTATATACTTGTGTTTTAGTTAACATAGGTAGTTTTAATTTACCTTTTTTAACTTTATCAAGACACCACTTTTCATGCTTATCATCCCAACCTATTATTTGTAGGTTAGGTATTTTAGGAAACTCGTTCATATACTGTTCAAAGTCGTTCCAGTTAAACAGATTTTTAAGTTTGTTTCTTCTTAATACTAAATGCTTTTTACCCCAGTATTGTTTAAAAAATACTTTAGGGTCAACAGGATCTAGTAGTTCTTTTAATAAATTATCCATCACAGCTTAAACAGTTAGGGTCCATTGCTTGTTTGGCTATATCGCCTCTAAGTACAGACTCGGTTCTCATATAATATAATGTTTTAATTCCTCTCTTCCAAGCCTCTAAGTGTATCTTATTTAACCACTTAGGATCTACTTCAGAAGGAAATGCTAAATTCAAACTAACAGCTTGATCAATATACTGCTGGCGTATACCAGCTTGATTGACTAGCTCTAATTGATTTATCTCTTTAAAAGTTTTATAAACTTCTTTAATAGGTACATCATGTTCACCTACAGTTATCTTGTCCAAAGCTTTTATACCTTGCACAGATCCACCATCAGCTAATATCTGATCCCATATCTTATCAGTATTAAGATTATGTTTCTTTAATTCTTCGACCAAAGTAGGATTTTTACGGATAAACGTGCCCTTCGCACTCTGATCCGTAAATACATTAGCAGCCCACGGCTCGATTCCTGGGCTAATATTGCCAGCAAGCTTTGAGTTAGAAACGGTAGGTGCAATAGCACGAAGGTGAGTATTACGGAATCCGGTACCCACGCACCATAGCGGCTCACCATACGTCTCTGCAAGCGCCATGCTAGCCCTTTCACTTTCAATTTTAATCTGACTAAAAATCCTTCTTGTTTCATACTGTGCTAATAATCCCTCAAACGGAAAGCCATGTTGTTGTAAATAAGTATGCCAACCTAATACACCTAACCCTAAAGCTCTGCTTTTTTCAGCAAACCTTACAGCGTTCTCAAAGCCTCTTCTGTTCTTAGCTTTTTGTATAAACTCTTCTAATACACCATCTAAAAACCATATACTATCGTATATTAAGTTTGTATCTTTCCACTCATGGTATTTAGCTAGATTTAAACTAGATAAACAACATACAAAACTATGGTTCTCATCTGTGTGCAACACTATCTCTGAACATATGTTTGTCATAAACACTTTCAAAGCATTATCTTTATACATGCTAGGGTTTTGTTTATTAACGTTGCCCTTGAACATTATATAAGGCTCACCAGTTGCTTTACGTTTTTGTAATAGCTTACCCCACTTTCTTCTTGCAACTTTATCACCAGCAGCAAGCTTCCTCATAAACTTATCACCAATGATAGTACATTGATGTAAGTTAAGTGATTGTCTATTAACATCACCCTTTGGCTCTCTTATTTCTAACCAGTCTTCCCAGTCTTTATGTTCTATATTTAAATTAACTGATGCAGCACCTCTTCGTACAGCACCTTGGTTAGTAGCTAGTATAGTTGAATCATATATCTTACAGAAAGGTACAACACCATCTGATGTACCGTTCATTGTAATCTCAGCACCAGCTGGCCTGATCTGATTTATACCTATACCTACGCCACCACCATGCTTAGCTAATAGCATCATCTCTAAGTTTTTCTTACCTATATCTTGTATACTATCAGCAACATCAATACCAAAGCAAGAGATCGGTAAACCTCTCTCTGTGCCTAGGTTTGATAATACTGGCGATGCTAAACATAACCAACCGTTCCATATATACTCAAAGAATTTATCTTCAAGATCAGGTTTTTTAAGTCGCATTGCAGCTGTTTTAGCTACACGTCTATATGCATCTTTAGGTGTCTCTCCATTAAAGAGATAACCACCAGTTATTGTTTTTTTATACACGTCAGCGTCTGCCCACTCTGGGTAGTCCTGACCCTTTATCCATCTATTACTCCACATATATCACCTACCAAATATCCTCGAAATCTTCGCCTTCGTTCGCTTTGCTGTAGTCTGTTGGCCTAATAGCAAAAAAGTCGGTATGAGTATGCCCGCCAGTAAGATGATAAAACCAATCCAAGTTTTTCGCGGCTTCTTTGTCGTAGTCGAAGAGTTCTTTATATCCGAGCTCTTTAAGTTTCTCATTTGTTCTTCTTCTTATAAATTGTTTTAAATCATAAGCTGTTAAGTTTTCCAGATCACCCTTCTCAAACATCTTGTCTATATATTTTTCTTCTAATTCTAGCATTGTCATAGCTGCATCTTCTACGTGTGGCTTACAAGCTTTGCGTAACATAGGTTTTTCTTTGCACATGTGATTAAACAACTTGCAACCCATCTTACTATGTAGCGACTCATCACGTACTGACCACTTCATTTGTTGGCCAATACCTTTTAACAAGTTTCTTAGTTGAAAGCTATATAGCACCGCAAACGCAGAGTATAAACTAACACCTTCAGCAAACGCACTAAACACTGCTAAAGATTTACCGATCTCTACTGGATCTGTACCATCATAACTAACTAAGTTATCGAACCTTTCCGCTGTGGCAGGTTCATGTAAAAACGCTTCGAAGTTTTCTAACCCTAACGTTTCGTTTAAATAGGAGTATGCTACAGCGTGTATTGTTTCTTGCGAACCAAACATCATAGCCATCTGCTGTATCTCATGTTTCGGAAACCAGCCAACAACTTTTTGTGTCCAATAATCTGATACTGCACACTCAGTCTGAGCAAACCCTAATAATATATTACCAACTAAATGCTTTTCTTCTTCTGTAAGTTTTTCGTTCCAGTCTTTAACATCACCTGACATAGGTATTTCTGTGTGTAACCAAAACGCTTGAGCTTGTGGTAACCAACCTTCTGTGTAGTATTCTGGATACTCAAAAGGTTTATATGCAATTCTTTTATCAAATAGTCCCATAATTATTCGTAATATAAAGATAAACAAATATCAAATAAAAACACATACAATACGTGATCAACTTTTAATTCATCGTTATTAATGTACTGTCTGTATCCTGCTAAAAACCCTGGATAAACACCAAAGCTTAATTCCCATCTTATTAATTTCATCTTCCTTGTCCTCTGTATTTAGGGCCAGAATAATATTTACCTTGCTTTTGATTTGTATTCCTATTTTTAGAGTGTACACCAGGTCTTCTCTTTTTAGGTTTAAATCTATATGCTTGTAAGTTTAACTTTCTAGCCATGTTTTATTAATTTAACTACTTCATCGCACTCATCTTGTTTTTGAGGTTTAAACAACCTAAACTTAGGATACTTATCAGCTATAACTTTTTTAAATAACTTCCAACGTATTGGAAATGATTCATTAGCTCTACCCTTACATTCAATAATAAAATTTGTGCCTTCAAAATCTGGTGTATAACTTATAGCTAAAACCTTTTTATTTCCTCTATTTATCATATCACCCTTGCCGTTTGATTGTCTTTCGTAAGACGAATTATTAAATTCAAATGACGGTTGTAATTCAAACGATCGTTTCTCATATTGAGCTTTTATCTTAGCTTTCTTTAACGCTTTATACATGTAAGCCTCAAGTCCACTAGCAAACTTAATCCCATCGACAGTAACTTTTTTACTGACAACAGGACCTCGTTTTTTTCTTCTAATTTTCCTCCTCATCTGGATAACTGTATATTATCTTATCGCCTAAACATTTTTTAGCCGCTTGTATATATAACAACGCATCCATTATCTCTTCTTGAGTATCATCTAAAAAATCATTAAGATCTTTCATGCCTTGCTCAACCTCATCGGTCATTGTTTGGCCATACTTCTTTTGACCAACCAAACTTCTTTCATCCATCTTCTTGATGACGTCAAGAACTATTTTATCTGTAGTTTTAACCTTCATCTTTTACAAATGTACCGTTAACCATTTTACCTTTTCTCTTTGCAATAACATTGTATGCTTCTGCTATACACGTTTCAATGTGTACACCGTTTAAATGCGCTAAGTTGGTTAAGACTACAACCATATCACCAATAGCATCAATTACTTCTGGTTGATCTTTTTCTAGTGTAGCTTTAGCTAACTCACCCATCTCTTCTTGTAACTTAATTAATTGTGTTTTTGAATCGCCTTTGGCATATATACCTCTTTCATCTGCCCATGTTCTTATGTTCTCAAACATCTTGAGAGGTTTTTTAGAGCATTTAACAACAGGTTTATTAATAAACACTGAAAACGCTTTGTTATATATGTAAGACCTATTAGGATTATACATGGATGTCTTTACGTTCTTCATTATCCATTGTATTGTGTCACTGTCTATTTTAAATCGACCGTGATCTGTTTCCCACTCCATACCGATAACATCAAATAATCTACCTTTGAGTTTATCTACAGGCACTGGAAACGTTGTAGTTTGTTCTGTTACGTTTATTTTCATTTTGGTTTTGGGGTTTAAAGTTTTATACAGTCTATGGTCTACTTTGTAACCATATTCTTTTTGTAATTCAATTTCTCTATCTGATATATAATCTACATCATCAGAGCTTTCTAGTATCTCATACTCATCAGGTTTGTAGCCTTGTTGTACAGTGACCCGGTTATTAAGATCACACGTCACACCAATCTTTTTACCTGGTATGTGATAAATATAGTATGTCATATCTTATCATTATATAAATGCATGTTATGCGCATGATGGTAATACCACCCGATCTCTTTATTTACATCCTTAGCAACTTTCTCTTGCAACATACTAAAACAGTATTGATCGTTACAAAAGCCATACCAGAGATCATTAGATCGCATGTACACAGACATACATAGTTTGTCATCTATTATTGTAAATTGCACTGCGTACGTACAAGGTGTATCGTTCTCGTAATCTAAGTTTTCTTTACAATCATAAATACTTATTGCAGCATGTCTAGTATCAAGATCAAACTTAAGTTTATCAATGATATATTCATACTGATCGTTACGCAGCCATTGCCAACCGTAATTAGAATTAACATTGCCGTTGTGATCAGCCATACGCTCCCATATAGGAGGTATCTTGCCATATATATCGCCAAGCTTTTCTATGTTACGATTACCAGATAAATACCATTGCCATTCGGCTTCGGCATACTCATGTTTCCAACCACGTTCTTCATTTGTTATGTGGTTATCTAATGGATTTTCTATATAAAACCCACAGTTAAATATAGCTTTTGTATTAGCAAAATCTATACCTTCTCTGATTATTAAATCATGATAGTAATTAAACGCATGATTTGCATTATAAAATCTCTTCATTAGTTCCATGGTAATTCTTCCTCAACTGGTTTTTCGTCAGGTACATAACAGCCAGACTTTGGCTCCCATTTAAAAAATGCTTCAGCACCGTTCTCACCTAAGTTTTGGAATTTAACTTTTAATACTTTTACTTTTGTATTCTTAGCTTCATAGTCTCTATGTACAAGCAAGCCGTGATAACTTGCATCATACCATTCACCACCACCTTTTATATTATACATAGTTGGCTCTTCAATCTTGCCTTCTTGTGTTCTATACATTTTAGTAGGATGCGCTACTATAATAACTAATACGTCATATTTCTTAGCAAAGACCTCTATCTCAGTTAGATAGTCTAATGTATACTTATTAACATCATCAGACTTACTATCAGTATTTCTAACTTTATTAAACGGGTCAATAACTAAGCACTTAATACCTTTACGTTTAACAAGCTCAGCACCTTTTCTAAGTACTGACTTGAGGTCATACTTGTCCATATCGATAAAAAAGAAGTTGTCATTAACATGTGACGACACGTGCTTCCAAGTTTGATTATCGATATCAGAGGGTAATGGTAGATCTTGCCAGAACTTACGCATTAATTTATGTGCATGTAAAAAGGTAGGTTGGTTTTCCGGGGAAGCGTAAGCTGTTTTCCAGCTGTACTTTTGGTTATATCCAACAACCATTTGGTCTACAAAGTCAGACTTACCTGACGAAGGTATACCTGTTACAGTAATAAATTGACCTGTATATGTACTGAATACTCTATCAAAGTTATCTAAACCTATTTGATATCCAGGTTTAAAACCATGTTTAACAAAGTCTTTCAGTTCCTCTTCAAAGTCTTTCAAAGTTGAAACACCTTCAAGCGGTACAGGTTGTGCGATAGCTACTATGTTAGCAAGATCTTCCTTACCATATTTAACGAGATATTCGTTAGCATCTTTACAGTCTTTCAGATCTACAACGTGACAGACTTCAGCGCCGAGCCTACGTATAAGCTCTTGTTGTAACGCTTGACCTGCTTCGTCGTTATCAATTGCTAGTATTACTTTTTGTTTATCCTCAAAGTAATCTATACAATTATCTAAATAATCTAAGTTATTGCTACTGAGTGTAGCACCGTTAGGTACTGACACAACTGGTTTAACACCAGCTTCACGTAAAGATAATGCGTCTATCTCACCCTCAGTTATAACACACCAATCATACCCTACAATACTATCTACGTTATAAAATATCTTTTCAGCTCCTTTGTATAGTTTGAAATTTTTTCTACCGTCACGGTATTTAACATTAATGAGCTCACCACCCATGTGGTAATTAAACTTAATAGTATTTTCAGTTTGATTAGTTTGAGGCATATACTCAGGGCCTTCAGATACATCAAGTGCATCAAGTGTACCCTGAGATATTCCTCTTGATTCAAACCACCTCAACATTTTACTACCCGGAGGTTTGTTAGTAGTATGCTCAAACTCCGGTTTTACATATTCTTTGGCAGCACTTCCTTTACGTTCATATGTGTGTAGTTGAAATGTTTCATTGCAGTTATGACAAGTACCGAGACCACGCTCCCAATCATAGCTAGCACATTTAAGCTTTCTATTCTTGGGCTTGCGATCGTGAGAACATAAAGGACATATACCCTGTGGTTTACCTACGTCAAGGCTATATTGATTAAAGTTATCAATATTAAATCCGTTAATCTCTGTCTCGTTTACTTTCATATATTAAAATGGTATATCATCATGTTTATCTGCAACGGGTTGTGGAGCAGGTTGTGCAGCACCTTGTGCTGGTACCGGCTCAGGAAAAGCACCGTTAGTCCAAACTACCTTGCAATTACCTAAGTAAGTCTTAGCAGCTTTGGCTTCTCTCTCTTCCTTAGTCTGGTCAACGATCACAGGACCGTTGTTACCAAACTGATCAGGCTCATCATTAATACTGATAGAGATAGGTAAATACTTACCTTTCTTACCTGTAATAATTTTGTCCTTAGGAATAGCAGTTAAGTTAATGCTTGTTTTAATTATTCCAGCCATATTAGTATGTAGCTATTTGGTTAAACATCCTAGACATTTGGCTCTTTGTAGCGCCAGTTAGTCTTCTTAAATTATCCACGGCTTTCACGTGGCTTTGGTTTGTGTAAAAATTATTTACGCTTGTTCTCATGCCTGTTACATCGCATGTTCTAGTTTTTGTTCTAGCCATAATATTAAATTAAAGTGTTTTGGTTATAAAATATTGCTTAGGATCAAAGTCCTGAGTCTTAAAAAATAAGTCATAAATTCCACTAGCCTTCTCTACCTTCAAATCCCCACGCTGTAAGAATTCATCTGAACAGTCAAATATTCCTATTTGATGTGTGTTCTTATCGATTACTATGAACATAAAGTCATATCCAAATAGCTTTTGATATATGTACGCTTGTGAATCGTAATTATAACGATATGCACTAGACGTAAATTTATTTATATCAGCTGTTGTTTTTAAATCAACTATAATCTTTTCATCATGATTAACAATATCAGCCTTGCCCTTCCATTTATTGCCGTACAATTCGACAATACCTGGTTCTTCATACTTCACGTTATTGCTACCATCTGAACCTAGTATTAAGTTTTTACATACTTCATTGTCCATGATCTTTGCAGTCATAGCTTCGATCATATCAACTTCTTTTTCTAGTAGGCATAGCTCGCCGCCTGACATCTCTTTATATACTTTAGTGTTACGAGTCGTAGACTTTATAACCTTAAAGCTTTTTAATTTGTCAGGTTCAAGTATTGCAGTATGAAAATACTTACCTACTAAAAAAGCAGAAGTTTCAGTACTTGGTTGTCCAAGTGCTAGCGGATTGTTAAACAACGTGCTGATGTCACTATTACTTAGGAACTTCTTTCCATAATCTCCATAGTAAAGCTCGTCATTACGAAGCTTTTCAATCGCCTGTTTATTCATCTTAAATAGATTTAAGTTGTGACTCTACATCACTTGACATAGAGTACTTCTTCTTAATTGCGTCAACTTTCCCGCCTGCCTTAACATAGTCAACAGCTTTATTAAACGAGTCTGTTCCAGCTTTTAAGAAAGCTTTATCAGATGTTTTACCGTGACTGTTAGTTGCATCACTATCCTGTGTATCATCAATTAAGAATAAATTACCAAGCGCGTACTTTTTACCATACGAGCTTGCACTACCAAATTGCTGCGGCACTTGCATACCCTTTTGAGCAAGGTCTACACCAACAACCGCGGCAGCACTTATTGAATCAGTACCGTCAGTAATTGTGGCAGTGGTTTTTATTATAGGACCAAACTCGCCTACAACAAAATCTTCGTTAACTATAACAGATACATTATGCTTAGTTAAATGAGGTTTTATAGCTTCAAGTATATCTTCAGCTGATCTGAAATAATACTTACCAAAGCTATTGAACCTTGTTTTTTTAGCTTTAAACTGTACCTGTATGTCTTTTAGTTTTTGGTTTAAATTCATGGTATATAATCTAAAATTTCTGAGTGTTTAACACTCTGTTTTAATCTTTCAACAGCTTGTTTTTTAAGCTGCGAAACTCTTACATAAGCACTCTGGCCTTTAATCTGTAGTGTCTGTGCTATTTCTTTAGCACTATGTTTTGGACAGTCTAAGCCATAGCTTAATCGCAGTACTTCGTACTCTTTTCTATTTAAATATCTTTGCAATAAAGACTTTAAATAGATATTAAACATTTCCTCATTATATTCAGGTTGTTTATCTGGTATATCAAAGACCTGGTTATTATTCTCAGATATCTCTTCAATACTTAAAAACAATGAGTCAAAGAATTTACTTACAGCATTTCGGTCAGCAGTTTGATTCCTCATCTCTGCGAGCTTATGCTCAGGTATACGTAAACCACCTTTATTTATATCAATGGAACGTCTTATGTTACCTTTGATACGTTTAGATAAAAATGATTTCAATGTATTATTCTTATCCTTTGATTCATCTAGTTTTTCATGTACTATTTTATCAACAGCATTTATTAAACCTATATTACCAAACTGTATCAGATCTAATATATCTAGTACGCCTGACGCTGGTTGCGCTGTTGAAAACTTTTTAGCTATATTTTCTACTAACGGTAGAAATTTTATAATCAGTTGATCACGAGACATGCTCTTATAATCTTCTGATTCATACAAGTCTTTTGTTAAGACGTTTGCTATATCAGTTTTATACCTGACATAGTTCTCAACGTTATACTTTCTCATCTAACATATTGTTTAATTGTTCTTTCTCATTTTTTAATTCATCACTCATATGTCTATGAATAGTTCTTGAAGAACATTTCAAACAATTAGCTAGTTTAGCTATAGTTATCTTTTGTCCCAAGCTGTTAATATTCAACATCCACTCATAAATATCAGTTCTTGATATTCTTCCCCTGCCAATTAACGACCCAACTATTTTTAGTTTTTCAGATACATCTATTAATAAGTTTGGCTTAAATATAATCTTCCTCAATTTATTTTTAGGAGGCTTCTTAGTTTTAGCAAAACTATCAATTAAGTGATCAAGGGTTTTACTTGGTATTGTAAAGGTAATAAATCCATTTGACTTATCACAAATAAATTGTGACAAATTTTTAAACTTTTTTCTATCAATATTAGGATTTAACCACCATAACACGGACAAATGCCACTTTAAAGATCTAAACGTAGTAATCTTAGCTGTACTTCTAAACAGCTCATAACATTCATAAGTACCATCCTCATAATAACTACCCCACCAATATATATCGGTAGGCTCGTCATTTTCAGGATAACCTCTGTATATTATTCTATTACGATGTAGATACTCTAAATTTCTGTGTGACATTAGCCTGTTATTATTAGTATTATATAGGGCTTTTGTCACCCTATATTAAATCATTTGTAAAATGATTTTTTGTGAGTAAGTATTACGTTTTCCCATTTACCACCTTCAATTGATTGAGGTACAAGAAAATCTATACGTTTACTCCAACGTTTATTCATGCGGTCTCTAACAAACCATATACCATCTAAGTAATCAGTACCTTGTACGTGTACCATGGTACCCATCTTAAATCCGTATTGCCACTCAAGATCCCAACTTACGGCTATTATCCTATCGGATAATGGATCTTTCATATTGATCTCATAGCCTGAAGCTGTGATATGTGGTGTACTGTCAGTTTGTCCTTCAACAGCGTGATAAATTGTAGCTGTGACGAAAACTCTTTGGCTTTCGTCTTCGCTTAACTTGCTACTGTCATATGACAATAGGCTTGTAAATATAAATAATAACTTCAACATATAATAGTTATTTAGTTAAAAATTACTCGTAATTACGCAAAGCTTTAAATAAAGGATGCCTGTAACTACCAGCTTTTGTTCTTTCAAAGTATGTAAAGGTAGCAATTTTACCTACATAACTTTGCATTTTCTTAAAATTCTTTTGTAAGTATTCGAATTTGTCCATAACTGGCATACCGAACCTGATACCATCACTGTCAACAGCAATGAACTTACCGATTGTGCCACGTCTTTTGCCTTTGCCTTCGACCCAGCTTACAATTGTAGCTTCGGTATCGCTGAAGTCTTTGAACTTCATAAGATCATATGATCTACCGCATTTGTATGGGCCATCTAGCCTTAGTATTGAGCCTTCGTAGCCTTTTTCTAAGAAGTCGTTATGTATTTCTTTGGCTTTATCAAGGCTATGTACACCTCTTGATGGTACATATCTGATGTGTTTGCCATACATATCGCTGCATACTAGTTGATGCATACGCTTTTCATATCTGTTCATGTCAGACTCTATTAAGTCTAGCTTGCCTTTGTATGCCATAACAAAATCATATACATGATATTGTATGAGCTTACGTGCCTCTTTCCTGTCCTCTGGCTTTGGTTTTTGTTTTCTGACAAGAGATACTATCTTTTCGAAATTATCTCTTAGATCGTGATTATACAGCTCGCCATCGATTACAAGCAACGGATTTGCTTTGAATAAATCTTTTATAGCTTTAGTGTATAAGTGTTGTACATTCATGAACTTTTTACCGTTACGAGAGTAACAGCCATCAGCAGTCATGATACATCTGATGCCATCTAGTTTAGGTTGTATAAATACTGGCTTGGACCAGTCAACTCGCTTGTTATCGAACTTATGTGCGAGCATAGGTTTAAAGTGTGTCGTCATATTGTTTTAGTTTTTTTTCTTTGTTACTAATTAATCGTATTAATCGCTTCTGCCTTTCTAATATTATAGCAGCTTTTTCGTATTCTTCTGCATCTACGTATGCTTGTTCTATATCTTTTAATCTGTCAACTTCCCACATCATATCAGATATGTCAAGTCTTAAATCAAATTCATCAGTATTATCTTTCATATATCGTATTTACATTGTGTCTAATCATAACCTGACGGGTGTAGTAGATCTTTTGCTACATACTGTTTTTCTTGTTGTGATCTAGTTTGCGTAACCCAGTCGGTGTAGTCATACTTCTGGTTGCTGTACTTCGCGAGTATTTTGTCAGGTGTAAGTACAAATACATTTGCTGTTCTATATTGATCATAGCAGCTTACCCACATATCTTTGTTATTACCTGTCCATATTACGTATGTATAGTTATGATCTATAACTTCTGGGCCTTCATATAAGTAGCAACTGTCATAGTACATATCGTGTACAAGTTTAGCTGCAAGCTTAGTGCCATCGTTAATTTTTTGGTTAGCTAGTAACCAGTTAGCTATTTGTACACCTTGCCACTCAGGATAACCATCGTGATGCAAGTACATGTTAACATAGCTGTGTTCAGTTAGCAACCCAGGGTTTTGTGCAAAACCTAGTTCGTGGTTGCTTGCGTAATCTCTATCGATTACCATTGTCATATTTCTAGTGCTCATCTAATAATTGTTTAAATTTGTGTACTGTTATATATTCATTGCAATAAGTATATACTGTTTCTTTGCCTTGTGTTACGCACAGCTCTTTACTTTTGTTTTTTGTGCCAAGGTCTACGCATATATCTTTTTTGCAGTCCCAATAAACTTTCCATATAGACTCTAATGTTCTACGTGGATCGTCAGTGTGGCCGACTACGTGTTCGTCATCACAAGTAAATCGATACTTATATTTCTTTTTCTTGTATTGATTTTGCTTGATTAAATTACCTCTAGCATCTACCTTCATTTTAGGCCGTGCTTGATATCTTTAATCATCTCGTGTATATCACTGTGGTAGTCACCCCATTTATCTCTGTGTTCTTCATAGAAAGATTGTTCACATCTTCTTTTCATATCATCTTTAATAACTTCTAATAGTTTTTTCAAGTGATCTGTTCTCATCTTTCATCTTTAAATAATGCTAAGCCAAGCTTTGCATAGTTAATAATATCAGCAAACCTACTATCAATAGACTCTGCTTTCTTTACATTAGCATGATTAACATGCGCAAATACACTATTTACTTGCTTATCAAAGTATGTAGCCCATACCTTTAACGCGCTGGTATTCAGTCTGTTAGCTGTGCTTTTAAAATTATTTAACACATCATCATTCATTAGTGTATACTCAGGGCCTTTATCACCCATTATATTCTTAGCCATTAAATCAATAGCTTTATTTAGTTTGTTAAACTCTGCTTGTGTCATTAGGTATATCGTTATATAATTCTATTAACGTATCTGTCTTTGCTTCGGCTATTAATCGTTCGACTTCTTGCTCGCCATAGTGCGCGCAGAGTTTTTCGATCATAGCTTGCTCGTGTAATAAAGCTTTCATTCATTAGTATTTAGTGTTGAACATAGTTTCAGGCCAGAGTATATCAGTAGATGATACATCACCGAAGGCTCTGATCTGCTTAATATCGCCGATAGTTAGCTCGTTGTAGTATTGTGTAGACTTTAGTCTGTCAATAACACCGCTAACACTTACAGCGTACTTGTCACTGTTACTTTGTAACTTTGACTTAATTTCTGGTTTTAGTTTTTGGTATAAATTCATATTAATATTATCTATTAGTAATCGTATTTAGATTGTAAAACATTTAACCTGTCTTCAATTTCCTCTCTGTGATGAAGTATATCGTCACAGTAGGCTAAAATATCTATCAAACCTTGTCTTTCGTAGGTTGTTAGATCATCATAATCGCCGTCCATAATGGCGTCCAAGCAGTCGCTCATAGCTTTACTTGTATTTTCAAATCTGCAATAACTCATGTTTGGCATAGTGGCCAGTGAAGGAATCGAACCTTCATTGTTTTCAACACGAGATCTACCGTGTTTCCTGTATTGTGCTACGTTCCGAAGAACCGAACCACCCATACCTGGCCTGCGTTATCAGTGAATCTCCTAGGATAAGTAATAACGCTTATATATACAACTATATGTTTCTTAACATAGTGCCGTAACCTCTGCGCTCGGTTAACTTACGAATGCGTCTCGCTTGTTCCTTCGGCATAATTTGGATAGTGTTACCGGTTTTGTGGTAGGTTAATGCAATACAACCATAAGGTTGTGTGGTTGAACAGTCTACACACGTCTTATAACCTAAGTTAACACGCGCTTGAGGGATAATATTTTTACATTTACATATCATATATATATTATCTTATAGTTATCGTATTTACGTTGTAATTTTGTTTGTTAATGTTGCTACACCCATTTTAATTGCGACTCTTTTAGTCACAGCCTTCATTAGTGTATTATGAAGTTGCATGTAGTCTTTCTTAATTTCATAACCATCAAGTGCCCAGTCGCACTGTCTGTTTATATCTTTTATTATTTCTTCTGCAGTTTGATCTGCTATTCTTTCAAATTCTTGTATACTTAGTTTACTTAGCATAATTTTTTAAGTAATAGTTTAACATATAGTTGAGACTCACCATCATACTTAGATGTTTTTCGTACGCCATTTGCATATATTGTCTGCTTTCCATCCAGCTTTTCTTGCCATCGCTACGCATTACTGTGTACTTATGTAGCCTGCTATATCTTTTATTTACAGGGTAAGGACACCACGCACCATTAATTTTTCTTACCATACCTGACTTATAAACCGCCATACGCAGTTTAGTTTTAGGTAATCTATCATCGCCATTATAAGCTCTCATTTGTTTACTGAAGCAACTAACAGGAAACTCGAAAGCTCGAGTGCCATTTAGTGCTTGTCTTCGCGTAGTTACTTCGCGTATATCATAGCGTAGTAACATATTTCTAGCAAAAGCATCTTGTAATGCTTGCTGTTCTTGTTCGTATTTATCTATTGTTCCAGCCATTTCTGTATTTAATTTTAAAGTAATCTTTTATTTCTTTGCCGTTCTCGTCATATACAGCGACAGCGTCGCCGAATAACTCGTATAAATCTTTTTCTGTAGTGTTCTTACCAAGCTTAATATTTTGGTAAGCGTTATATTGTATATTCATATTATTATTATCTGTTAGTGTTCGTATTTACATTGTATCTATTATCCCACTCGTCGATAATCATTTGTATTTGCTCGCTTGTGAGTATAGTTATACGTTCTTTTTCCATTGTATATATTCTTTATATTCTTCTATTGGTACCCACTTGTCTATTTCAGATAAGTATACCATACCGTCAATTATATTATTATTAGTGATATCCATAGTGTTAAAGTTAATAGTATTAAAAATAGTATATTTTCTATAGTTTCTTTCATGTTTTAGTTTTTATGTAGTTGACTTACTAGTTCTTCATATAAAAAATCTAGTACAGTTTCGTTATATTTTTCTCTATCATCCACTTTAGGATCATAAGGAAAAAGATTTTCTAAGTTTTTAATTGTAGTTTTATACATAGTTATAAGTTTAAAGAGTTATGTAAACAACTACTATTGTAGTTGCTTACCTCTAAGTACTAATGGAATATTATTAGTAGCAGTGTAACTCTTGTACTTTAACCAACATGGTAACTTAGTTAAGTTATCTTTCATTATCTCGAAAACTCTATCGTGATTGTAAGTGATTTCGTGACCATCTTTGTTAGTAAAAGTTATGTTTGTGTTTGTATTAAGAAGACTTTTTCTTACTACAAATCTTTTAGAAGTGATATTATTCATAGTGTATATATTTAATTGTTTAAGTTATTTAGTAATGTTATCTTTTATTAATCGTATTTAGATTGTAAAAGTAGTATAAATGTTTTATTGTAAAAATAGTAGAGTAAAGTATACCGCGCTTCGCCTTACTATCTAATAAAAAATATGTGGAAAATTTTAGTAACTTTATCATTTTATTTATTTAGTAATGTTATCTATATCGCATCGTATATACATTGTATGAAAAAATACATATGTAATTTATAAAAAATGGTGGGGCCCATTGTCATATTGTCATTTTTATTTTTGTATGTATGACATTATGTCATAGTGCAATACTCTACTTCTAATTTTCTTACAACTTTTTTATAGTGACATTAGCCTTATATAGTCTAATAATAAGGGGCTATTGTCACCTTACTTAAATAAGAGTAGAAACCTGTAATTATTTCTAATATGAGAAACGCACCACTTAACTATGTAAATTTACCGCAACAAAACAAGCGAGGTTCTGGATTAAAAGGTTTAGTCAGAAAAGGCATCGACAAAGTAAAAGAAGCTACGCAAGAAGCGGGTGATAGAATAGCAGGAGAGCTAGACTTTAAAGCGTACAAAAAACAAAACAAAAGCGTTTTGCAAGAGTATCCTAATATTCCAGCAGACGAATTGTATCGAGCTAATGTTCAACCAAGCGATACTATAGTAAGTCGTGCAAGTAAGTTTAATGAATTAGTGACTAACGACATGATGTTTAAACCAGGAGGCGGCAAAAACGTAAGAAAAGTAGGTTTTGGTAGTAAAAACGTCGCGGTAAACAAACAAGAATTTTTAAAGTATAAATTAAAACAATAATGGCAGCAAAAAAATACACACCTAAGGATATTAACAAGAACGGTAAGTTAGATCAGTGGGAAATTAAAAAATACGAAATAATAAATAGAGGTAAACCACAAATGGGTATGGGTGAGCAATCAGCACTTAAACCTAAATTTTTAAAAGGTATCTTTAGTAAAGACGACGGCTCTATGTCTACATTTGGTAATATAGCTAACGCAGTAGGTCCTTTAGCTGGTTTAGTAGGCATCGGAAAGTCTATAGCTGATTTAATTAGAGGTGGTAAGCCTGCTATGGCAGATAAACAAAAAAAGGGACTGAACAAACCTGCAAAGTATGTTTCAGACGCACAAAGAAAAGCCGTATGGGCTAGTAAAAAAGATGGTGGTAGAGGTAATCCTAATAAAAAATAACTTTAACTAATAAATTATAAAACAATGATGAAAAAGAAAGCTAAAATGAAAAAGCCTATGCTCAAGAAGCCTAAGCTTAAAGCTAAACCTAAAATGGCTAAGAAAAAAACTATGATGGCTAAAAAGCCTAAAATAGCTAAAAAACCTTCTATGGCTAAAAAGAAAACCATGATGGCTAAGAAAAAAGCTATGATGATGAAGAAGAAGAAAAAGTAATGGATGCTAAAAAATTAAGAAAAATATCAAGCGAATTAAAAAAAGCATCTGCTTTACACAGAGGTCAAGCGATTAAAATTGATCGCATGTTAAAAAACCTTAGAAAAAAGAAATAAAGTGTAGCGATACACTATGTTTAACCAATAAAACCGAATACTATGACGTATTTTTATTACAAGACCACAAAAACGTGGAATGGTCAACCACAATATAAACAAATGACAAACTCTGAGGAGGAAACCATTGAACTATGGAAACATCTTTCAGACAAGAAAAACTGGAGGATAGTTCAATTACCTAATGGATACTATCAGACCGAGTACCGTGATATTGAAAAAGAAGAAACATGGTACGATGTCACTAGACGTGAAACAATAGAAAGCGCTGAAGCTGCTATTGATGGTAGCGTTGAGCATTACAACAAAAAGTTAGACTTTGTAAAAGGTCCTAAAGTTGTAAAAACATTTAAATAACAAATAAATTTAATTTAATGGAATATAATAACCCTAGTGAGATCGTTAAAGATCTTAATTTTGGCAATGAAGCCAGATCAAAGGTATTATCAGGTGTGGACAAACTGGCCGCGGCGGTCAAGTCCACCCTGGGTGCCTCAGGTATGTGTGTAATATACGAAGACGCCCTGGGCTCTCCGGTGATCACAAAAGACGGTGTAACCGTAGCAGAATCGGTTGTCTTGCTTGATCCCGTTGAGAATATAGGTGCAAGATTAGTAAAACAAGCGTCGGCAAAAACTGTAGCAGAAGCAGGTGATGGTACAACAACATCAATAGTTTTAACCGAAGCTTTATTAAAAAATATAAATGAAGAATTATCTAATAGCTCTATACGTGAAATTAAAGACGGTGTTTATACAGGCTTGGAAAAAGTTAATAAATATCTTGAAGAACAAAGTGTTGAGGTTGAAGGCGATCTTTTGGAACACGTTAGCAGCATTAGTTGCAACAACGATAAGCAGCTTGGAAAAATTATATCACAAGCTTACAAAGAAGTAGGTAAAAACGGTGTTGTAATGATGGAAGAGTCTGAATCTGAAAAGACTTTTTCTGAAGTAGTTGATGGCGTACAGTTTGAAGCTGGCCTAACATCGCCACATTTTACTACAAATAAGGACAAAGGTGTAGCAGAACTTGATAATCCTGCTATTTTAATTGTAAATTGTAACATACCTAACCTTAGAAAAATACAAAACGTGCTAGAATATGTGATTCAACAAAGAAAGTCACTGTTAATTATAGCACAAATTGATGAAAAAGCAAAATCCGCGCTCTTAATGAACAAAATTAAGGGTAATATAGACGTAAATATCATAGATTTACCTGGTTTTATGTCTACAAGGCAAGGAACACTTGAAGATTTATCAATTTTAACTGGTGCAAAGGTAATAAATGAAGAATTAGGCGACGATTTAGACCTAATACAGCCAGATGTACTTGGTTCTGCGCTAAAAAGTGTAACAGATAACGAAAAAACCGTGTTAACTGTAGATAAAAACACAAAAGTAGTGCAAAAAAGAATAGCAGACGTTGAAAAGCTCATTGAAAAGGAGAAAGATCAGTTCTTAAAGAAGCATTTACAACAAAGACTGAGCATGTTAAGTGGTTCAGTTGGTATGATACGCGTAGGTGCTGTGTCAAAGGTTGAATTAAAAGAAAAGAAGGACAGAGTTGAAGATGCTATTTACGCTACTAAAGCAGCTTTACGTGAAGGTATAGTTGCAGGTGGTGGTATAGCGCTGCTAAACGCTGCACAAGAACTTGAAAAAAGTAACAATATTGGGGAGAAAATACTAGCGAAGTCAATTAAAGCACCTTTCACAACTATAATGAGTAATGCTGGTATTGAAAACTACGAAACGCCAACCAACACAGGCGTTGGGTTTGATGTTATCTCGGGTAACAGTGTTGAAATGATCAAAGCTGGAATCGTAGACCCCGTCTTAGTTACAAAGACCGCATTAAAAAACGCGGTGAGTGTTGCGACTACTATAACGTCGGCTGATTGTATTGTAAGTAATATTAGAATTAATCCAAATGAAAGCCGTTAGTTATTACATAGTAGTTAAAAACATAAAGGAACAACCTAAAAAGATCGCTGGTCTGGATATCATGGATAGTGTAGACAGTGACAATAGGTATATAAAGGCTGAGGTTATTAGTATAGGTAACCTCGTTGAAGGCGTAAGTGAGGGTGATATTGTGTATTATGATAAACACGCTGGACACAGCATACAACATAAAGACATATTATACTATGTCATCAAAGTTGGTGATGTGGTGTTAATAGACTAAACCATAAACTCTAAACTTAAAACTATATACTGTACATGTTTAACATTTAAAATCAATAATGATGAATAAATTTTTAGTATTTATTGACGCAGCTGATGATGCAGCTTGTTACCCAGTAGAAAATCTACTAGCTATAACTTGTGCTTCTGATGGTGCTGTTAATTTAAAATTTAAATCTTCTATTGGTAGTGGTGGTACTGACGGTGCTTCTGCTGATACTGTAGCTTTAACAGTTACTGCTGATACAGAAAAAACTGTATTTTCAAGTATCGTGTCTGCTATAAACGCACATCCAAATGGTGATCCATTTGTAGTTGTTGCTGATGATGTAAACTCTGTTTACGTTGATAGTAACATCTCTGCGTGTGCTATTACATTAGATACATAATAGATGAGAATTGACGCAAGTGATTTGCGTGAGATGAAAATCCTTAAGTATTACAGGCTCGTTAGAAAATGGGCCTGTAAAACTTATGATTTAAAAGACGCGGATTTAGAGCTATTAATTTATTTGGACTGTAAAGGAAGATTTACACGTGACGACTTTATAAACGGAACATACACATATTCTTGGGACAAACAACGCTGGGAGCGTTTACGTAAAGCAGGATGGATAGAGGTATGGAGACATAGAAACAGAACTACAATTAAATACAGCATTTTTAAGACATCATTTAAATGCTCACAAATAATAAGCAGAATATATAGAATATTACTTGGTGAAGAAGATTTACCAATATCAGACAGAAATGTATTCTATAATAACAAATCATATACAGATAAAGTATTTAATAAGGCTATAGATGATATGATAAAAGATAAAGATAGGTAATGGCATTTAAAATGAAAAGTAAAAATGAGGTATTAGATCACCATCCTAGTTCTAAGGAAGGTCAGCTAATACGTTATGCAACATTACCAAAACAAGTTCTTGGTTATACAGATCAAGACAAAACAATATGGATAAATAGAAAGGCATCAGATAAAGAACAGAAAGAGGCTATTAAACATGAAAAAGTTCATGTAAAACAAATAAATAGCGGTAAGCTCTGGTTTGATGATAATAATTATTATTGGAAAGATAAAGAGCATGGTAGACAACACGTTATACCTATGAGATATATCGACACACGTAATAAGTCTTTACCATGGGAAAAAGAAGCATATAAAACAAATAGTAAAAAATACAGATAATTATGGCAACATTAACACCAACATTAACATTAACAAGTGCTGATACTACATCTGACGCGTTATCATTAACAGTAACTGATTCATTAACTACCGCGGTTCCAAATGTAGACTCAACAAGAATTTCAGTAGATACTTCAGGAACAACTTTAATATCAAATAGCGTAGCTACAATAAATTATGTTTATATTAAAAACGCAGATTCTTCTGCTATATTAATATTAGAAACAGTAGCTGGCACGCAGGTATTTTCAGATTTACAGCCTGGTGAGTTTTGTTTCTTTCCTCTAAAAGGATCAATAGGTTTAAAAGTAAAGTCAAGCTCTGGTTCAGCTACTGTTGAATACGGATATTGGACAAAAGGATAATGAGTAAGATATTAGGAAAATTATTTGGCGGCGCAGCTGGTAGCTTTATAGATAAAATAGCTAGCGTTGCTGACAAGTTTATAACAACAGGCGCAGAAAAGCAGGCATTTCAAAAAGAGATGACAAAAATCTTAATTGATGCTGAGGCTGAAATGCAAAAAAACGTAACAGAAAGATGGAAAGCAGATTTAGAACATGGCAACTGGCTAACAAGATCGGTAAGACCCCTTGTGCTAGTTTTCCTTATTGTATCGACTGTCCTTATGGTATTTGTGGATAGTGGATCAGTTAATTTTAACGTCGAGCAGAAGTGGACAGACCTACTTCAGTTAGTGTTGATAACTGTGATTGGGGCCTATTTCGGCGGACGAAGTTTCGAAAAGTTTAATAAAAAATAGTAGTATGCCTAGAATCAGTAGAATAGCAACGGATACAACATTAACAGATGGTGATAAGTTGATAGGTACAGATGTATCTGGATCAACTAAAAACTTTACATTAGGTCAAATGGGTGAGTTTGTCCAGAGTAACTATAGTAATGTAGATATTGCTAATGGCGCTGATAATAGGATAATAACAGCAACTGACTCCGACAGTTTAAGCGGAGAGGCTAATTTAACATTTGATGGTAGCACATTAGCTCTGACAGGTTCAGGAACAGTAAGTAGTGATTTTGATGTAACAGGTAGTGTAAAGATAACTCAAAATTTAAGAAGAACAATAACAACAGTAACACCTAGTAGTGGTGTATCAACGATAGATTTAACAGCAAACGATAACTTTGTAGTTAATTTAACAAATGAATCAAGCTCATTAGTTATGACAATAGCTAGTGAAAACGTTGGACAGTCTGGTGTTATAATACTTAAAAACCCTTCAAGTGTAGGGTCATTTAGTATGGCAGCTTTACCAAGTAACATGCTAACACCAGCGGGTGCATTAGTAAACTTTACTACAAGCGCAAGCGATACGTCAGTAATATCATACGTTGTGATATCATCAACTCAAGCATTAGTCAATTATGTGGGTGATTTTTCATAACGTAGTATATGTGGGATTTATTTAGAATATTTAAGAGAAGTACTTCGACTTCGAAGAGTACGTCTACTAACCGTACGACGCAGACGGCGTATTCTACAACAACCACATTTAACACATCTACAAGTACAACCACCACATTTAATACATCTACAACAACAACAACAACCTATAATACGTCGACATCTACGACGACAACTTTCAATACTACATTTTCTACTAACAGATCAACTAATACAGTAGTTAGTACTAATAGAGCAACTAATACTGTATACTCAACTAATATAGATACTACCACAACTTTCAATACTAGCACAGCTACTACTACAACCTTCAATACTAGTACATCTACTACTACTACATTTAATACATCTACAAACACAATAACAAACTTTACTACTACTTTTTCTACTAATAGAACTACTAATACTGTTTTTGAAACAGCGTATGAAACTAGTAGAACAACGATATTTGAAACAACTAGAACTACTAATACTGTTTTTAATACGTCTACTGTAACACAGAAGACAACAAGCACTGTGGTATCTACTAATAGAAATACTACTACTACATATTCTACTAATAGAACTACTAACACTGTATACTCAACTAATAGATCAACATCTACTGAGTACAGCACTAATATAGATACCACAACAACATTTAACACATCTACAAGTACTACGACTGTATTTACGACTACGATAACTACTAATATAGCTACGACAACTACGTTTAACACATCAGTAAGCACTACAACAACGTTTAACACATCAACCACTACAAACACCGTGTTTAACACCAGTACGGTTACACAAAAGTCAACAAGTACAGTTGTTAGTACTAATAGAGCAACAAACACAGTATTTAATACATCTACAAACACCGTAACAGTATTTAACACTAGTACTAACACAATAACAGTATTTACAACTACATTTGAAACTAATAGAGCTACTAATACGGTAGTATCTACTAATATAGATACAACTACAACTTTTAATACATCTACCTCTACAGCCACTAGCAGAACAACTACAATAAGTACTAATAGAGCTACAACAACAACATATGAAACTAGTAAATCAACATCTACAAGTAGAACTACAACTATATCAACTAATAGAAGTACTAACACGGTAGTATCAACTAATAGGTCAACTAATACCGTATTTAATACTAGTACTAACACGCAAACTAGTAGAACTACGACTATAAGTACTAATAGGAATACTACAACTACATTTAACACAAGTACAAACACAACAACTACATTTAATACTTCAACAACAACTCAAACTAGTAGAACAACAACTATAAGTACTAACAGAGCTACCACAACTACTTTTAATACCAGTACATCTACAGCTACAAGTAGAACTACTACTATATCTACCAACAGGGCTACAACTACTACATACGAAACAAGTAAGTCTACTACAACAGTGTTTAATACAAGCACTACTACCACATTTGGTACAACCACCACGTATAGTACAAATAGAAATACTACTACAACTTTCAATACAAGTACAAGTACAACAACTACGTTTAATACCTCTACCACCACAGTGTTTAATACTACCACAACGTATTCTACTAACAGGTCTACAACCACCACGTTTAACACCTCTACTACCACTACGTTTAATACAACTACAACATTTAGTACTAATAGAGCTACAACTACAACGTTTAATACTAGCACTAATACTACTACTACTTTTAACACGTCTACTACAACTACGTTTAATACCACAACTACATACTCTACTAATAGAGCAACTACAACTACATTTAATACTTCTACAAATACTACCACTACATTTAATACATCTACTACTACTGTTTTTAGTACCAATACAAGTAGATCAACTACAACTGTATTCAATACAAGCACAAGCACGACTATAAGTACTAACAGATCAACTACGACTGTATTTAATACAACCACTACATATAGTACCAATAGAACTACTAATACCGTATTTACTACTAGCACGTCGCGCTCTACTAATAGAACAACTACCACGACATTTACAACAACATTTGAAACAAGTAGAACAACTACGTTTGAAACATCAAGAACTACAACTATAAGTACAAACAGAACTACGAATACTGTGTTCACAACAACTTTTCCTACTAGTAGAACCACTAACAGAGCAACAACTACTACATTTAATACAAGTACTACCACTACGTTCAATACATCTAGAACAACTACGTTTAACACGAGTAAATCTACTAATCGTACTACTACAACTACATTTACGACTACGTTCTCTACGTCTACTAATAGAAACACTACTACAACTTTTAATACTAGTACAACCACGCAAACTAGTAGGTCAACCACAACTACGTTTAACACGAGTACAACCACCACATTTAACACGTCAAGAACTACAACGTTTAATACTAGCAGAACTACTAACCGTACTACAACCACGACGTTTACAACTACGTTTAATACTAGTAGATCAACGAATAGAAATACAACTACAGTATTTAACACAAGCACAACTACAACATTTAACACTAGTAGAACTACCACGTTTAACACATCAAGAACTACTAACCGTAACACAACGACAGTATTCACAACTACTACAACGTTTGAAACAACTACAACTTTTGTAACCACGTACTCATCACATATACGATCTACAAACAGAGCGACATCTACAAATAGAAATACAACTGAGTCAAGAAGTACGTCTACAAATAAAAATACTACTGAATCAAGGAGTACGTCTACTAATAGAAATACTACGACTCAATATTCTTCACATATAAGATCTACTAATAGAAGTACTACTACTACGTTTACCACTACATTTGCTACAAGTACTAATAGATCAACTACAACTACATTTAACACGCAATATAGTTCGCACATACGATCTACTAATAGAAATACATCTACAAGTAGAAATACCATAACTGTGTTTAATACAAGTACTACAACAGTATTTAGCACTACAACTGTTGTTAGTACTAACAGAAACACAGCTACAAGTAGAAGCACAAGCACTGAATATCAACAGTCAACACTAATGGTATGGTTAACTGGTAGAGTAACAAGCAAAAGTACAGCTACAACTAGAAGTACAACCACTACAACCACGTATAATACTCTTACTGCTTTTGCAACATCTACTAATAGAACAACTACAACTACATTTAATACTACAACAACGTTTAACACTTCTAGAACTACAATTTATACAACTGTGTTTAATACATCAACTACTACCACTTTTAATACTAGTACAGCGACGTTTACATTTACGGCATTTATAACTACATTTAATACATCAAGGTCAACATTTACATCAGGTGGCGGCGGTGGCGGTGGCGGCGGCCGTGGAGGACCAGGCGGTGGACAGTAGGTTAATAGTAACTAAAATATGTAATAATAAAAAATATGGCAAACAAACAACTGGAGAAAAACTATAAGGATGCTGAGCTTACATTTGAAGCTAACGGAGACATCAAATGGTTTAATCCTTCTGAACAAGAAACATGGGAGGTTATGATGGGTTGGGAACAGCCTATTATGGAAAAGATGGCAGAGGTGTGTGTTAACGAAGGTGATCATGTTTTAGAGTGTGGTTTTGGCATGGGTATACTAGCCGCGGCTGTACAAGCTAGAAAGCCTGCATCGCATACAATAGCAGAAATACATCCGCAAATACAACCAAAGCTAGCTGAGTTTGCCGCTAATAACCCAACGGTAAGAGCTGTAAATGACAAGTGGCTAAGCTTAATTAAAGAAACTGGTAGGTACGATGTTATACTAATGGACACATACGCTGATGCAGACTTACACACAAGGTTTCCATACTTTGTGAAACAAAAAGCAAAGCAAGGTAGTAAAATATCTTGGTGGAACTGGATCGGTAATAAAACAGATGCTCAAATGAAATTTTACTGGCCAGATGAACATATTGTTTTTCATGATGTAAATATAAATCCACCTGCAAATAAATACTATAATAAAAGTGTATATCACATACCAGTATATACGGCACAGATACCACCGACTGGTTATGGTGTTGTAAAGCAAGATGCTACAATACATACTAACGGTAGCGAGTCTGTTCCTTTATGGCAGGTTGGAAAATACAAGACTATACTATCATCAGATGTTTCAGGTAATAGATCAGAAAAACAAAGAGATGAAAAGACTGTTTTATTTATGGGAGCAAAAGGTATATACACAATTAACTCTGATTTTAAAGCAAGTGGTAATCAACCTATAATAGCAAAAAGAAATAATATGTGGCGTGATTTTAATGTAAACCAATTACTTGTTGGTGATAAGCTATACGGTGTTGCCGGTAACGAAATAGAGATAACTCAAATAGACTTTGATGATTCAGAGACTGTATATGATATATGTAAGATAGACGTTAACTATAATTACTTTATTAACGGCATACTTATTGGGAAAGGAGGTGTAGACAATGCCTAATACTACTACAACATTTAACACAACTTTAGGTACAGATAGACCAACACAAACAACTACCACGTTTAGTACTAGTAGAACTACAACTATAAGTACAAATAGAACCACTAGTAGATCAACTACATTTAACACTACTAGAAGTACAAGCACTAACCGAACCACCACAACAACGTTTAATACAACTACAACCGCATCGGTAAGTACTAACAGAACTACAGGTACTACAACTACATTTAATACAACAACATCTTATACAACTCTGTTTAGCACAAATAGAGAACATGTCATGTGGGTTAATAATAGAGAAGGTGGAGGTGGTGCTACAGATACAGATCCGCTGTATGGGTTTGATCATGATAGCTCTGCTCAAGGTGCTAGTGACTATCCGGGTGATGGAAAGTTTAGAGTAAATAACCCAACTGGTAATCCTAAAGATACAACAAAGATTACTGTTTCAAGATATGGCAATGCTGGTACCGGCATAGATCACTCAGGTGCTATGGATGCTATTGTAAACGCGACAGTTGTTAGTGGTGTTAAAGGTAGGTTACGACTTCTTGGTATACTTGATGCTAGTGGTGCTGCTTATTCAGCTCCCGGCGTATCATATAAAATTACAGCTGCAACAAAACGAACAAACGGCTCAAACATACATTACGAATTTACGGTTGCATACACTGGCTGA